CAGTTGGTCCTCAAGGACCACAAGGCTCTACTGGACCACAAGGTCCACAGGGTGCGACTGGTTCCACTGGACCACAAGGTCCACAAGGTGTTACTGGTTCCACTGGACCACAGGGTCCACAAGGTGCCACAGGATCAACTGGACCACAAGGTCCACAAGGCGTAACTGGCGCACAAGGTCCACAAGGTCCATCTGGTGCAGCAGGTCCACAGGGTCCACAAGGTCCACAAGGCGTAACTGGTGCACAAGGTCCAACTGGTCCGCAAGGTGCTCAAGGTAATGCTGGTCCGCAAGGACCACAAGGTGCTACAGGATCAACTGGACCACAAGGTCCATCTGGCGCAGCAGGTCCACAAGGTCCACAAGGTCCACAGGGCGTTGTTGGTCCACAAGGTCCACAAGGACCAGAAGGTCCACAGGGTGTTGTTGGTCCGCAAGGTCCACAGGGTCCACAAGGTGTTCAAGGTGATGCTGGTCCGCAAGGTCCACAAGGACCACAAGGTGTTGCGGGTTCAACAGGTTCAACAGGTCCACAGGGTCCACAAGGACCATCTGGCGTTTCAAATGTTCCTGGTCCACAAGGTCCACAAGGTCCAACTGGTCCTGTTGGTCCTGAAGGTTCTTTTGGTGGTGCATCTTTTGACTTTACTTTTAGCACCAATGTTGCTGATTCTGATCCAGGACAAGGAACACTCAAGTTCAATAATGCAGCAACAAGTCTTGCAGATCGTTTGTATATTGATTATGTTGATGACAATGGAACTAATATTCAAACATTCCTTGCAACAATTGATGACTCAACAAGTTCAGTCAAAGGTCACTTTAAAGTTAGCAATAAAGCAAACACAGCAGACTTTGCACTGTTTACAATTAACAGCCTTACTGACAAGACTGGATATTACCAAGTCAATTGCAGTTATGTGAGCGGCAGCGCTGCAAGTTTCAGCGATTTCGAAGATGTATTAATTACATTTGCAAGAACTGGCGACAAGGGTGACACTGGACCGCAAGGTCCACAGGGTCCATCTGGTCCATCTGGTGGTCCACAAGGTCCACAGGGTGCTGCTGGTCCACAGGGTCCACAGGGTCCACAAGGTGAACCTGGTCCAATTGGTTTAGAAGGTGGTCCAGGTCCACAGGGTCCACAAGGACCACAAGGCGTCACTGGTGCACAAGGACCGCAAGGTCCTCAAGGTCCACAAGGTGTTACTGGTCCACAAGGTCCACAAGGTCCGCAGGGTCCACAAGGCGTCACTGGTCCTCAAGGTCCGCAAGGTCCACAGGGTCCACAAGGTACTCAAGGTGTCGCTGGTGACACTGGTCCACAAGGTCCACAAGGTGCTCAAGGTATTCATGGTGGTACGACATTCGAATATTTGTTCAGCAATTCAACAACAAATTCAGATCCAGGAAATGGATTGCTCAGACTGAACAATTCAAATACAACTCTTGCTGATCGTTTGTACATTGATTACAGTGAAGATGGTGGCACGAATATCTACAATTTCTTGGCTTCTATTGATGACTCATCATCAACTATTAAGGGTCACTTCATAATTACAAATAGAACAAATCATAACGATTTTGTGACATTTGCAATTAATAGTCTAACAGACCAAACAACTTACTTTGAAGTCAATTGTACATACATCACAGGCAATGCTCCTTCATTTGATAATAATGAACAAATTATTATCACATTTGTAAGAACTGGTGATAAGGGTTCTGCTGGTCCACAAGGACCACAAGGTCCACAGGGTGTACAAGGAAGTCAGGGTATTCAAGGTGACTTTGGACCACAAGGTCCAACTGGTCCACAAGGTTCTGCTGGTCCACAAGGACCACAAGGTCCACAAGGACCACAGGGTGTATTTGGACCACAAGGACCACAAGGTCCACAGGGTGCGCAAGGATTAACTGGTGTGACTGGTGATACTGGTCCACAAGGTCCATCTGGCGCAGTTGGTCCACAAGGTCCACAAGGTGTCACTGGTGCAAGAAATTACACTGTAACGAATAGTGGTGCCAGTGATTATCTGATTGATGGCGCAAATGATCCTACATTGTATTTGATGCGCGGATTCACATATGAATTCTTTGTAAATGCATCTGGACATCCTTTCTGGATCCAAACAGTTCCTGCGCCATACAGTGTTGGAAATGTTTACAGTAGTGGTGTAACAAATAATGGTGACGATGTTGGCACTGTAACATTTGCGGTTCCATATAATGCACCAAGCACATTGTATTATGTTTGCCAAAACCATTCTTCAATGTCTGGTACAATTGTTATCAGTGATGTGGGTCCAGTTGGTCCTCAAGGTCCACAGGGTCCACAAGGACCACAAGGACCACAGGGTCCACAAGGTGTCACTGGTCCGCAAGGTCCACAGGGTCCACAAGGACCACAAGGTGTACAAGGTCCGATTGGTTCTACTGGCGGCACGGGTCCACAAGGTCCAACTGGTGCCACTGGTCCACAAGGTCCACAGGGTCCAACTGGTGCCACTGGTGCAGGATTAACAATTCTTGGCAGTGTTGCGACTGTTGGAAATCTCCCTGGAAGTGGAAATGTTGGTGATGCATATATCGTAACTGCAGATAGTCACCTATATGTTTGGAATGGTTCTTCTTGGACTGATGCAGGATTAATTGTTGGTCCACAAGGTCCACAAGGTGTCACTGGTCCACAAGGACCACAGGGCGTATTTGGTCCACAAGGTCCACAAGGACCAGAAGGTCCACAAGGTGTCACTGGTCCACAAGGTCCACAAGGTGTGTTTGGTCCACAGGGTCCACAGGGTCCACAAGGACCACAGGGTCCACAAGGTGTCGTTGGTCCACAAGGACCGCAAGGACCACAAGGTCCACAAGGTGTTAAGGGTGACACTGGTGACTTTGGTGGTGCAACGTTTGAATATATCTTCAATACCAATACAGCAAATACTGATCCAACAGCTGGCTATGTCAAGTTCAATAATACAACATTGCTATCTGCGACTGAGATGTATATTGATAACATCGATCGTTTGAGTGGAAATGTTTTCAATTACTTGAACACAATCGATGACTCGACGTCGACAATCAAAGGCACGTTCAAGATTGCAAATTCTGCAAATGTTCTAGAATACACATTCTTCAATATTAACGGCTCGCATATCCATATCGGTGATTGGTTCGTTGTTCCTGTTGCAGGATTAAACTCAACATTAACTGGCTCAAACTTCCCAAATAGCACAAATGTGATTATGACATTTGTTCGCACTGGTGATAAGGGTGATGCTGGTCCACAGGGTCCACAAGGTCCAACTGGTGTTACTGGTCCACAAGGTCCACAAGGTCCACAGGGTGTTGTTGGTCCGCAAGGTCCACAAGGTCCACAAGGTGTTCAAGGTGATGCTGGTCCGCAAGGTCCGCAAGGTGTGTTTGGTCCACAGGGTCCACAAGGACCGCAAGGACCACAGGGTCCACAAGGTGTCACTGGTCCGCAAGGTCCACAGGGTCCTCAAGGTCCACAAGGATCACAAGGTAACACTGGTCCGCAAGGTCCGCAGGGTGTTACTGGTCCACAAGGTCCAACTGGTCCTGGTATTGGTGGAACGTTGCAAGCGGTCAAAGACTTTATTGTTGCAAATACAAATACTAATGGCGCAAATACTGTCAATCTTGCAGATTCGAATTATTTCCGCCATGTGTTGACTGCAAACGTTGCGTTCACGTTCACTAATGCACCATCATCAGGCACTGGTCAGATGTTCTCGCTCTTGTTATTGCAAGATGGAACAGGTGCAAAGAATCCAACATTCTCCAATACAATTTATTGGGCTGGTGGATCACAACCTCCTGCAACAACAGCAGCAAATGCTCGTGACTTGTGGACGTTCATCACATATGATGGTGGTACAACGTATTGGGGAACCTTGACAATGAAGGATGCTAAATAATTCTGTAATTACTTTTTGAGTTTGTTATGAAAATCCATGTATTGGTAAATCCCAGAACGCCAACTGGACTCATGAACCGCGTCGATCCATTTGCGGTTCATGGGTTCAAGTATATCAAATATTTGTCTCAGCACTTTGAAATGGTGCACTATGGAATTCCTGGTGCACAGGTTGACTGTGAGCATGTTGATATTCCAACAACACCAACAGAAATAAAGCGATTCAATGAACTTGCTGGCGAAGAAATTCGCAAGAGAGCAAGTGATGGAGATATAATTGCTTGTTTTTTTGGAGTTGATAATCAACTTGCTTGCGAAATGAATCCAAATTGCAAAGCAGTTGAACCTTCTATTGGATATAGAGCCAATGGAATATTTGCACCATATCGCGTGTTTACTTCTTACGCAAATATGCATATGTTCTATGGTGAAAGAGGAATGCTCATGAACCCTTCTTGGTTCGATGATGTAATTCCAAACCCATTTACAGTCAATGAATTTGAATATTGCGAACAAAAAGAAGATTATTTCTTATACTTTGGTAGAGTTGTTGAAGAGAAGGGTGTTCATCTTGCAATTCAAGCAACAGAAAGGTTAGGCAAAAAACTTATTATTGCTGGTCCTGGATCATTACAGAGTTTAGGGTACAGCAAAACTCCAGATCATGTTGAAATGTTCGGTATTGCAAATGCTGAACAGCGAAAAGAATTGATGCGTAAAGCAAAGTGTTTAATCGGATTAACGCATTATGTTGAGCCATTCGGTAATATGGTCATCGAAGCAAATTTATCTGGCACACCATCAATCACAACTGATTGGGGCGGGTTTACTGAAACTGTTCTCGAGGGGAAAACAGGATATCGCGTCAGAGATTTTAAATCATTATTGACTGCTATGGATTCTATAGATAAAATAGACTCGTGTGATTGTCGAGCATGGGGATTAAATTTCTCTGACGAAATTGTTCACATGAAACATAAGCAATATTTGAATAAAGTAATTAAGAATCAATTTTATGAATAAAGTAGTTGTTATTGGATCATCAATAAATCCAAGACAAGGTCGTTTCACATATAGTGAAACTCGATCTAAATTCGACGCAGACGAAAGATTTAGACAAACAATATTCACTGTCAATTCTTTGCAAAACGCATTACCTGATGCTAAGATAATTATCGTGGATTCTTCGGACGATGTGAGAGATTATAGACTCAATTTATCATACCACACAAATGTGCAATTTGTACAATTAAAAGAGATTTCTCCAGAAGCGCATGAGATTGTAAACACGCATCCAAATAAAAGTCTTTGTGAGTCTCTGTTATTGAATACATTCTACAAGTATCACAAATCTAATCTATTAAGATATGATTTTATTCTTAAAGCAACTGGTCGATATTTTTATTATAATTTAAAAGATGACCTCTTTACAGAAGAAAATCAAGACAAGATTTTTTTTAAAAAGCCTCTTTCGTTTGAGTGGAATGATTCTTGGAGATATGATTTTGTTGATAGAAGATCGCACCAGAACAATAATCGATTGCATCAATATTGCACAGTTCTCTATGGCTTTGGGTCAAGCCAATTAAATTCAATGATAGACATAAATGATGCGACTGTTCATTTACTTGACCAACCATCAATGAGCCATTATGATATTGAAACTCTTTCATATTATTTCACAAGACCATATGAATCAAACGTTATAGAGACAGATTGGATTGTGTCGGGCTGGGATGGAACTTCTGGCAGATACATGTACTATTAAGGTGAATTATGAAAACAACATTAATAATTGTTGACGACTTCTATCAAAACCCAGACCAAGTAAGAGCATATGCTTTGTCGCAGCCCTTCGAAGTTTCTGGAAATTATCCTGGAGTTCGAACAAAGCCATGGCTTCCTGATGATTTAAAGAATTCAATTCAGTATATTATACAAAATGCAGGTGGTCGAATCACTAATTGGTTCGAAGATTCAGGGTACACTGGTGCATTTCAAATTTGTACTGCAAAAGATCGCACGTGGATCCACGCCGACAGTTTTAATACCTGGGCTGCTGTTTGTTATCTGACTCCAGATGCACCGCTCTCATCAGGAACTGCTTTATATCGATGGAAAGAAACAAAAGAATATGAACGAGCTGATAACAACGCACCATATCTTGATGGATATGATTATACGAAATGGGAAAAGGCAGATTATGTTGCGAACAAATATAATCGTATTGTTCTTTATCGTGGCAATTTATATCATGCTTCGTTAGATTATTTCGGAAACAATCTAGAAAATGGTCGATTGTTCCAAACGTTCTTCTTTAATACGGAATACTGATGAAGATCTTACATGTAGTATTTTCTACAAATCGAATCAAATATTTGATGCCAACTCTAGAGTCTTTAAAGAATCTAGACTATGGGAATCATACAGTCGATAAACTAATCATAGACGATTATCCAAGAAATAGAAATCTTGCCATATTCGATTTAATCGCAAAGGTTTATGGATTTAATGTAAGATTCAACGAAACCAACTTGGGGCTTTCTGTAAATTGGAGCGCATTCTTCGATTGGCTCAAAATGCAAGACTACGACTACATTCTGCATCAAGAGGACGATGTATTATTGACTAGCCCCATTCGAATTGACGACCTAATCACAGTTCTAGAATCAGATGAAAAGATGGCTTCAGTCGTTCTCCAACGCCAGCCATGGTATTTCCACGAAACAGAATCTGCCATTGATCCAACCGACGTCAAAATTGGTAACTATTACTATAGCAAAAACGTAAAGACGTTCCCAATCATATTTTCGTTATATCGTAAAAATGTAATCGAATATTCGTTTAGAGAGTATTGGAAATTCAATGTAAACGAAGGGATGATCATGGTTTATCTAGATTTCTTCCACAAGATGTATTCTGCGACTCTAAAAGGATCAAATGGTGAGAATCTAATCTTCCACATCGGTGAAGAAACTGTCGGCAAAAGACTTGAGCAAGGAGAGCCAAACTGGGAACAATTTGCGCATATGGACCCAAATAGGATTTACAATTCTCGAGATGGTAGTCTTATCGAATAACTAAATATAGAACTACACGAGAGGTTCTAAATGGCAAAACCTACAAATAAAACCGAACTAAAAGATTTCTGCCTCCGCAATCTTGGATTTCCTGTAATCGACATTAATATCGACGATGATCAGCTTGATGATCGTATCGATGATGCGCTTCAGATGTTCCAAAACTATCATTTTGATGGTACAGAAAGGGTTTATCTAGCCCATAAAGTCACAAATGCTGATATCTTGAACAAATATGCCAGACTATGTGACAACATCATCGGCGTCTCTAGAGTATTTCCAATGACTGGAGACACCGTAAGTTCAACAAACACATCAGGTTTTAACATTTTTGATATTAACTATCAATTACGTTTAAATGACTTTTATAATCTAACTTCTTCGTCATACACATATTATGTGATTGCACGAGAACACCTCTCCATGTTAGATATGATCGTAACTGGAGAAACTCCTTACTCATATAACAAAAAGACAAATAGACTCTATTTGTGGCAAAGTTGGGAAGGTAAGTTAGATGCAGGTGACTATATTCTATTCGAAGCACATAGAGTCGTCGATGAGGATACCTATGAAAAAGTCTTTAATGATTCTTGGGTAAAGGAATATACAACTCAGTTATTCAAGCGGCAATGGGGCGCAAACCTAAAGAAATATGGCAATTATACTCTTCCAGGCGGATTAATTGTTAACGGTCAACAAATATATGACGAGGCTGTTGCGGAAATCAAAGAGCTTGAAGAAAAACTTCGCGATGTTTACGAAGAACCACCAGGAATGATGGTGGGCTAAAATGGCAACTAGTGTTTACTTTAATAATCAAGGCGCGACACGCGAACAGTTTCTTGTTGAGGATTTGATTATTGAGTCTATTAAAAATCATGGAATTGACATCTATTACATTCCACGAGACTCACAATCTTCGCTAGATGAATTGTTTGGCGACGATCCTGTGAAATCGTTTACAAGAGCATATAAGATTGATATGTATCTTGAAACGTTCAATGATTTTACTGGAAATTCAGAATTCTTTTCGAAGTTTGGTTTAGAAATTCAAAAAGACGCAAAGGTTTGTGTTGCCAGAAGAACATTCGAAAAATATGTCAAAGGCGAAAGAAACTTACCAAAAGAAGGCGATCTAGTTTATCTGCCAGTACAACAAAAATTATTAGAAATACGACTTGTCGAGGAAGAAAAAAACTTCTTCCAAGCAGGAAAGAAAGCACCGTATATGTATGGATTGTCTCTAGAGACTTTCAAATATAATGGTGAATTGATTGCTACTGGTGTGAGTGAGATTGACGATCTAGCAATTAAACAAGCTGTTTCAATTGATTATATTTTAACTGCTGGTGGAACTGGAACATTCACCCAACATGAGATTGTCTATCAAGGAACAACACTTGCAAATTCAACAGCAAGAGGATATGTTTCTTCTTGGGACAAACCTTCTAGAACACTGCGTTTGAGAAACATTCGTGGGGAATTCGCTGCAGGATCGAGTATAAAAGGGAATACCAGCAATGCTATTTGGACTCTAACCAGTTCAAATATTCAAGATGATGCTGCATCGGATTATGATGATAACTTTAGAATTGAAACAGAAGCTGATAACATTCTAGACTTCAGCGAAACAAATCCATTCGGTGAGCCATAATGCTGTCATCTAGACATTTCTACCATAGAATCATTCGTAAGATCGTTGTGGGTTTTGGCACAATGTTCAATGATCTAAAGTTATACAGATACACAAAAGATGGTCAAACTGAGATTGAGCGAATCACAGTTCCATTGTCTTATGCTAACAAAGAAAAGTTTTATGTCCGCATCACACAAGATCCAGGATTGGATCGATCAATGCGAATTCAATTGCCACGCATGTCATTTGAAATGACTGCAATCAATTATGATCCATTGCGCAAGATTACTAATTTTAATCCGCAATTTTCTCCTGGAAAAGATGGCAACAGTATAACAACAATCACATCAACTCCATACAACTTTTCATTTGATCTTGTTTTATATGTTCGTAATGTCGAAGATGGCACGCAACTGATTGAACAAATTCTACCATACTTTGCACCAGACCACACAATTTCAATGAATCTGACGGGTATTCAAGGTGACAAAGTTGATGTTCCGATTGTGCTAGAAGGATTATCATACGATATCGCTGCAACAGGCTCCCCTGAAGAAACAAGAGTAATGACATGGACTTTAACATTTACAGTTCAGGGATGGCTCTATGGATTTATCAATGATTCTGTTAAGGTGATTCGTAAGTCTGTTGCAAACACATTTGACAGCGAAGTTCTGCAAAGTGGTGCAAAAGTTCTCAATTTAACTTCAGGGTTTGGAGATTACAAAATTGGCGAGCTTGTTTATGTTGGTAGAAATTTGAGTTCTGCAAATGCGAGTGGGTTTGTTTCCTCTTGGAATAATGTTGCAAATCAAATATATGTTACAGATATTTCTGGCACATTTACAACAAACAATAAACTGGTTGGTGCAATATCAAATTCATCATTTACGATACAATCATTTGATTCAGTGATCGATAATCAATTGGTCAATTTGAGTATTCTTCCATCGCCAATTACTGCAAATGCTAATACTGCATTTGGTTTTGATGAGCAAATAGAGATATTCCCAAATATAACATGAGTAAAGTTGACGAAAATCTTTCTGATATTTTAAACACTGATTATATTCCTGTGGTAAGCGAGGGTAATAAAAGTGTTACTATTCATGAGCCAGACAGATCAGTTGATAATCCTGATGCTGACTATTCTCGTGCTAATTATTACAATCTTATCGAAAAAGGTAATGAGGCTTTGGAAGGCATTCTTGAAGTGGCAAAAGAATCGCAACATCCAAGAGCGTATGAAGTAGCAGCAAACATGATCAAGAATCTCTCTGATGTCACAGAGAAATTAATGATTCTTCAAAAGCAGCAACAAGAACTTCAACCAAAAGAATCAGCAGCACCAACCAATATCAATGTAGACAAAGCAGTATTCGTCGGAAGCACTGCTGAGTTATTGCGACAATTAAAGAATGAATCCAATAGCGGCTAAATTAAAGCATTATCTTGGCAATCCCAAGCTGAAGCGAGTGAACATGGCGATGAATCTTACGGAAGATCAAATCCGTGAGTTCGTCAAGTGCGCTCAAGATCCAACATACTTTATTGAAAACTATGTTAAGATCATTACACTTGATAAAGGTTTCGTTCAAATTGAACTTTATCCTTTTCAAAAACAAGTTGTAACAGATATTAATGAAAACCGTCG